ATGTTCACGGTCGTCGACACGTCCAAGTGGACCGACAAGAAGGGCAACACCCGGCAGTACGAGGTGAAGGTGCTCCCGACGAAGTTCAACGCATCCAAGAAGCTCGCCATGAAGGAGGAAGACCTTCAGAAGGAGGGGAAGTCCCTCGTCGGCGGCCTCTACCGTGTGACGCGCTACACGTCGAAGTCCCCATCGAGCGGAGACGACTTCGAGCGCCAGCGTGACGCTGACATGGCGAAGCTGTTCTCGGTTGCGAACTACAAGGGCCAGAAGCTGGCAGACCTGTACGAGAAGGCGGAGAACGACTCGGCCTTCTACGCGCGCCTTTCCCGCGTGTTCGCTCTCAGCAAGGGCACAGACGGGCGCATCGAGCGCCGCATCTTCCCCTTCCGCTACGAGAACGTCTTCGCCCCGAAGGCTGCCTCAGACGTCCGTGAGGCCCTGCGTGGGTACAAGCGCGACGCCTGGGAGGACAAGGCACACGATCGGCAGTCCAAGTACGAGACGGACGAAGTCCCGTTCTAACAACTAACAAAGCGACAGGCGGCGGCGGGACACACCCGTCGCCGCTTGTGTCTCTCATGCAACTACTCGTGGTGAAGTGTTTCCCGGCTCAGCAGAGGCTTGAGGCGTATGTCCGCCTCGACGACGGCTCTACCATCAGGGTTCCGCTGAAGTGGCACAGCAAGATGCCCGGGCCGCCTCCTGCAAGCTGGGCAGACTCCGTGTTTGCGGAGGTCCAGAGCTACCTCGCGCGCAGACAGTCACCGTGGGGTGCCTTCAATGAAAGTCATCGTTGACTCCATGGCGTGGTTTCCGTCGGAGGCGCTTCCTCCGATGCAAGCCGCTGCCCTCAAGGCCCAACTTACGCTTCAGCCCAGGAAGTTCTCAGGGGTTCCTGGCCCTGCGCCAGGCCCCATTCGTCTGTACGTGGAGAAAGGAGACTGGATTGGCGTACCGCGCTCCTACTACGCCGAGAGAAGAAAGCCGCACCACATTGTCGAGGACGCAACAACAGACGGGAACAAGGCACTCTGGGACGGGCCGATGACGTTTGTTGGCTCTCTCCGCGAGGAACAACAGCGAGCCGTAGACACCATCGTCTCCGACTACGAGAGTGGCAGCTACGGCGGCATGCTGAAGGCGGTGCCTGGATTCGGAAAGACCGTCTGCGCGTGCGCCATCTCTGCGCGCATTGGCGTTCCGACTCTGGTTGTTGTCCACAAGGAGTTTCTCGTCAACCAGTGGAGGGAGCGCATCGAGCAATTTCTTCCCGGCACGAAGGTAGGGCTGGTCCAACAGGACACCGTGCAGTACCGTGACTGCGGAATCGTACTGGCGATGATTCACTCGCTGGTGGGGGACAGGGACTACGGAAAAGAATTCTGGGACTGGCCCGGACTCGTCATCTTCGACGAAGCGCATCGAGTTGGTGCCGAGACGTTTTCGAGAGCCCCAATGCGTTTCAGGGCGCGCTACCGACTCGGCGTGTCCGCGACACCCCGCCGCAAGGATGGATGCGAGGATGCTTTCTTCCATCACCTCGGGAAGGTGTTGTTTACGTCTGTAGAGCAGCGCCTCATTCCGAAAATCAGGCGCGTCTGGACGGAATTCAAACTGGTGCATACCGGGTCGCTCAACCCGTCGTTGGTAAGCAAGCAAGTGCTGCTGAAGTTCCTCTGTGGGAACAAGGCCAGAAACGCAGTCATCGTCGAGCAGCTCGTCAAGGCCGCGGCGGCTGGGCGGAAGCCCATTGTCCTCTCGGAGAGACTTCAGCATCTCGACGTGCTGGAGGCAGACTTCAAGAGGCGCTGGGATGCTGTGGAGACTGGCCCTGCTCCGTCGACTGGATTCTACGTTGGCGGAATGAAGGAGGACGAGCTTGAGGACGCAGCAAAGGCTCGCGTCATCTTCGCCACACGGCAGTTTGCCGAAGAGGGCCTCGACATCCCGGAGCTGGACACCATCTTCTTGACGACTCCCATGAGCGACGTGGACCAAGCCGTCGGTCGGATTCTGAGGCCAGCGGCAGGCAAGAAGGAGCCCATCGTCGTGGACTTCCGGGACGAGAATGTCTCCCTGTGCAAGAAGGCCGGGGACTCTCGGGAGCGCTTCTACCGGTCCAAGGGCTGGGCGTAGAAATTCAGGATTCGAGTTACACGCCAAGCATGGGAACAACCAACGGGACGGTGTTCAAGCAGGAATTCAATGGAGTCGTGTACGACTCGAACAACTACGTCTTCAAGGACGGCAAGCTGTGCCTGACGGCCAAGGGAGCGCCGAAGCGGAGGCCGGGACGCAAGCCGAAGGTGACAACGAAGCCAGCTGGCGCTCCTGAAGACACGGGCGCTCCTGACGCAGCGCCGGACGGCCAGACTGCTGTTGTCGTCGTGGAGGCCGAGAATACGGTGAGCGTCGTCTCGGAGAGCGTCGTCTCAGTCGCCACGGGTGCCGTCGCGGTTGCAACCGAGAGTGCAGGTGTGGCGTCTGCACCGGCCGAAACGGCTCAGAAGACTGAGCCTCAGAAGACTGAGCCCGAGCAGACAAAGGCCCCAGAAATTCCGCTCCAGACGATTCCAACGGTGGCCCCCGTCGCCCCACAAGAGCAGGTGTCTCAGGTCGGCTTCATGCGCGAAATTCACGCCACCGTCTCAAGGTCCTTCGGGAAGGTGGGCGCTACTTCCGCAGAGAACGAGACGCTGAGCGTCCGTACCTTCCTCACCGCGCCAGCTACGGTCGACGTCGGTTACGGCCTGACAATCAACCTCGGCAACTTCGAGAGTGCGCGCGTGGACGTGCGAGTCAGCGTGCCGTGCTACCGAGAAGAGACTGACGCGGCCTACGAGTGGGCCAAGGGCTGGGTCGGGAAGCGGCTGGAGGAGGAAGTCAGGGGAATCAGGGGAAACGGAACATCCACACTCCCGTAGGAGACGGACACGATGGCAACAAGGAAAAAGGAGACTGCCGAGGCCCAAGAGGTCTCGGCAACAGAGGTCTCAGGCGAGAAGCCCGTCAAGAAGGGGAAAGACGCGAAATCTCAGCTCGGGGCACTTCTGGCGATGGACATCGTCAAGTCGCTCCAGAAGGACCACGGCGCGAACATCCTGATTACCGGCACGGAAGTCAAAGCCCGGAAGCAGAACAGGATTCCGTCTGGAATCTTTCCGCTGGACCTTGCGCTGGAAGGCGGTTGGGCGCAGGGCGGAGTCCACACCCTGTACGGGCACAAGTCTTCCTTCAAGACGACGGCGCTGTACCACACGTTCGGTTCGGCCCAGAAGATGTGTGCCAACTGCTGGACGCATCGGGATGCGTGCTCCTGCAAGAACTACCGAGAGCCTGTCATCGCCTACGTGGACGTCGAGGGCGCGCTCGACCACAAGTGGGCTTCGAGGTTCTTCAAGGTGGAAGACATCCTCGTGTCCACGCCAGACCATGCGGAGCAGTCCCTCACCATCGGCGAGGCGCTCCTGCGTTCTCGGAAGTGTGACATTCTCGCAATCGACTCGCTTGCCTTCCTGACTCCAGCCAAGGAAATCGAAGAGGACATCTCGAAGTCTCTCGTCGGGGAACAGGCGCGACTGCTCAACAAGGCCGTGCGGAAGTTTGTCTCGGCCCTGAATGCAGCAACCACAGAGGGTGACCAACGGACGACGGTATTCTTCACCAACCAAATCCGAATGAAGATTGGAGTGATGTTCGGAAACCCCGAGACTGTCTCTGGCGGGCTGGCTCCTGGCTTCATGGCATGGTCCGAAGTCAGGATGAAAGGCGGGAAATACAAGATGGACGAACTCGGAGAACGTCCGCTGTACGCCGACTTTGGATTCTCGGTCGAGAAGTCGAAGAACAGCACGCCAAGAATGGCATCAGAATTCAGGATGATGCTCGCCGAGACCCCGGAATTTCGTCTTGGGGAGATAGATGACTCGGACTTCACTGTTACAAGACTTGAGCGGGAGGGAGCCATCTCCGGCGGAGGAGCGTCTTGGTCATGTCTCGGGGAAAAATTCAGCAAGAAGGCGGAAATCGCGGCCAGACTGATGACGGACAGGGACTTCCGGGAAAAGGCAAGGAGCTTCCTGATACAGGCGTCACAAACATGACTCCACCGCCGACGCTGGAGCCATGCGAAAAATGCGGCGGCACGAACCTCTCGGAAGACGTGGCGCTGACGTTTCCGCCAAAGGTGACACTCACCTGCAACTCGTGCGGGACCGTATGGTCCCGCGTTGACCAGTACGAGGTGGACATTGGCTGGTGAGAAAGCCATCAGACCCAGGTGGATGGAGCCAAACTACGACCGCTACAAGCGCAGCAAGAAGCACGAAGAGCGCCTCGCAAAGAGGCTTGGAGGCCGACGGCTTCCGCAGTCTGGAGCGAAGCAGGCATCAAAGAGTGCGTTCGCGGCACAGATGTCGCTGGAACGGAAGGCTGCGAGGGTCACGCTCAACGGAGACTTTGACATCGGAGATTTCTGGGTCGAGCACAAGCGCACCGAGACGGACACTATCTCCATCAAGCGCGAGTGGTGGTTGAAGGTCAGCGATGGCGCGCGCTCAGAGGGAAAAGAGCCAGCCATCATGGTTACATTCGAGAGGAAGGCGAAGCCAGGAACGAAGCCGATTGACTTGGTACTGATTCCGCTTGAAGTGTTCGAGAGACTGCGAGGACGTTTTGACTAAAGATAGAAAGACGCGCGCAGAGGAGCTGGTTGCCCTCACGCAGTCGCTTCTGCGACTGGACTACACGCTTTCCTCGTGCATGGAATACGCGACGCGCCTCCTCACGGGGCACACAGATGCAAGCATCACGGTCGTCGAGGCCATCTACACGATGCTTGCAACGAAGCTCGGAGAGTTGGATGGGCTGGCGGCGGCGCTCGGAGTCCCTGAACCAGATAGAAGGAAAACACTGGAGTCGGCTCTGCGAGAGGGGAAGTTCATCACGCTCAGCACGCTTGCTGGAAGCGACGCCCCAGAGGCGCGGGAAGGCGCAGAACGCATCCGAAGCGAGTTGGTAAAGTCGGACTCTTGGTTACACTGACATCGGATATGGCTCTCGGAGAAATTATCCGACGTCAGGGGTCTGCCACGGGACGCACGTCGCTGCTTGGCGTGCTGGAGGAAAGACTTGGGACGCAACGCAAGAAGCCTCCACTCCACCCGGACAATAACTGGGCTCGGGCCTCTGCCGTTCCAAGTATGTGCGCACGAGAAGAGGTGTTGTGCGCGCTGCATGGAGTCGAGCGTGACGACAACGTGGACGCATCGCTCAACATCACCTTCCTTCACGGGACATCCCTTCACTGGGGCGTGCAGAACAGACTTCTGGGGCCGCTTGGAATCCTCTACGGCACATGGAAGTGTGCGAACTGCGCAGTCGTGTACGGGAAGCAGCAGTCTCACGCCCCGAGCGGCTGGGAAATCCAGATGCCGAAGACGTGCTCGTCGTGCTCCGGCACAGAATTCTCATACGTCGAGCCCGAATTCTCCGACCCGGAACTGAAGCTGACTGGGCACTGCGACGGATTCATCCGACTTCCTGGAATGGACGGGTTCGGCATTCTGGAAGTGAAGTCGATTGGCGAACGCGGTGCGCGGGAAATCCAGAACACACCTCAAATCGGGCACACCATCCAGACCCACGTCTACATGCACTTCACGGGACTCAAGTGGGGGAAAATACTTTACTGGCAGAAGCACGAGAGCGGGTTACGAAGTCTCGTGGAGCACCACGTCGACCGTGACGAGGAAACCATCCTCATGGTCAAGCAGATGCTTTCTTCTCTGTGGACAGGGATAGAGACAGGCTCTCTCCCAGAAAGAATCTGCGCCAACAACACATGCCCTCGCGCGAAGTCGTGCTCTATCGTTGACTTGTGCTTCAAGGGCGCGTGATGGACGACTTCTTGGATTTACTACGGCCACTGCAAGGAAACTCTCGACAGGCGTACTGCGCGACCTGCGACAAACCACAAGCCAATTGGCGGGTAACAGAGGGCCCGAACACAGTTTTCCTGTGTGCGATGTGCATTTTGAACAAGTCTCGATGGGGAATCGAGAACCAGAACACTATCTCGCTGGCAACAACTCAGCTTCTGGAGTCGAGGCGCGATGAATCTTCTGAGTTGAGCGCCAAAGATGCGGATTCAGTTCTCGGAATCATCGTGATGTCGCACATCGCCGCAAGGCGATTCTCTGGAGGACTCTCGTGAGCGCACTTCACGTTCTCGGCCTGGACCCAGGCTTCGCCAACATCGGAATTGCCGTTGTCCGAATCGACGGGGACCGTATGGTCCCGGTGTACCTCGACGTCCTCCGAACGTCGAAATCTGACGCAAAGCGACAAGTCAGGGCCAGCGAAGACAACTTCGACAGGGCAAAGGACATCGCGGCGACACTCAGGGAACTGGCCGTTCGCTACGACGTTCGGATGTTGACGGCGGAGACGATGTCGTTTCCGCGCAACGCCAGCGTGGCCGCGAAGATGGCGATGTGCTGGGGTGTCATCGCTGCGCTTGCGGACGGGCTTGAACTACCTCTCGCTCAGGCGTCACCGCAAGAAATCAAGAAGGCCGTTTGTGGGAACAAGAGCGCCTCAAAGGAAGATGTAGTCGATGCCGTGCGAAAGCTCTTCCCTGAGTCGACGAAACTTCTAGAGAGAGTCCCCGCCTCACTCATCGAACACCCGTATGATGCCCTTGCAAGCGTGGTAGCTTGCAGCCACAGTGAACTCTTCACGCTGGCTCGCAAGGTCACCTCATGCGCGGAATCAACAAGGTAGTAATTTCTGGAAATGCTACCGGGAAAATAGAATTCTCGAAGACCGGCAACGGGGCTGACGCATGCACATTTTCACTTGCGTCGGACCGGCATGGCTCAGGCGGAGTCGTAACCGCATTCGTCAAGGTAAACGTCTACCTTGAGCACCTCGTCAAGACGTGTCGAGTAAAACTTCAGAAGGGGTGTTACCTATTGGTTGAGGGGGAGTTGATGAATCGCTTGTCTCCGGCCGGAAAGATGGTTGAAGTCCGGGCGTGGGACGTGATTTTTCTTCACACTCCTTCAGCCACAGAGGAGGCGACAGATGGAGCAGGAAACTCCGCTCGACACAGGTGAGTACGTCCCGGACAAGAACATCGGCAGCAAGACGTGGCAGCAGAGGATACGGGCGAGGGCGCGCATCCTCGCGGAGCAGGTCGAGACCGGGTACCTGGAACTCGGTGAAATCCTCTACAGGATTCACGACGCCCCCGTGGACGGAGACCCAAACGGGCCATCTGTTCTTGCGAAGTGGGGGTACACCAGCATCGGGGAATTCGCAGAGCGAGAACTCAGCCTTCACGCCAAGAAGGCACAGCGGCTTGTCCGAATCTTCTACCGTGTCGAGGTAGAGCTTGGAGGTTTTGGGGACCCACTCTTGAAGCGCCGCTTCGTGCGTCTTGGGTGGAGCAAAGCCAGAGAACTGGTCCGAATCCTGACGAAGGAGAACGCCGAAGCGTGGATTTCCAAGGCCGAGGGCGTCAACTACACCACCGTCATGGAGCTGGTTCGCCGAGAATTCCAGAGACAGGAAGAGGCGCGCATCAACCAGGCCCTCAAGAAGGCAGACGACCCGGTCGAGGCGTCGAACAGGATTTCCAGAGACGAAGAGGAGGAAGCGCCAGAGCCGAAGGCAGACGACGGCGGGCGTGTCCAGCCCGCGCCTCCCGCACCGAAGCCCATCTCTCAACGCACAAGTACGGCTGCCTATTCGGAAGACCCAGCAGACAAGTGGATCAGCAAGGTGTTCCAACTCAACGCGGACCAAGCAGAGACGGTCAACCTCGCGCTCAGGAGAGCACAGGACTTGGCAGGAACGGTACAGAAGTCCAAGAGCAGCCTCCTGAGCCTGATTTGCCTCGACTTCCTGTCAGGGGCCGACTGGCGCGGAGGCGACCTCACTTCCAAGCTGAGGTTCATCTCGAAAATCGAGCGCGCGCTGGGTTTGAAATTGGTCGTCGTGGACGACTCCAATGAAGTCGTCTACGGGCTCAAGGCCCTGCACGCCGCAGCCTCAAAGATGCGGCAAGGAGAGGACGGAGACGAATGACGACGATGGCTTGGCCGCTCCCGCCACAGACAATCACCATGCAACTCACGTCGCTGACGGAGTTGTCGAATAAGTGGAAATCCAGATTCTCGGACGAGGGCTGGCTCTCGGAGTTTGACGAACTTCCAGAAAGTCAGCGAGTCGAGGTGTTCGCACAGTTTGCGAACGAGATGAAACTGGCCGCGACACTGGCGGCGTCCCTCGTTGACGCAGTCTCCTGAGTCTCATGTCAAACAGAACGCTGGACTTGAGGTACGTCCCCATCGACCTCATTCACCCGAACGCATGGAACCCACAGACGCAGGACGAGCTGACGTTCCAGCGACTGGTTGATGAAATTCGGGACGTTGGTTTTGTTGACCCGCTCGAAGTGGTGCCTCTGGAAGACGGCACGTACCGCATCATCGGAGGAGAGCACCGCTGGCAGGCGGCGAAGGCCGCCGGGCTCGAAGAGCTGCCGTGCGCCGTCGTCATCGACAAGAAGTGGCAAGACGAGGACCTCCAGAAGTTTGCGACGGTGCGCCTCAATGTCCTGAAGGGAAAACTCGACCCGGAGAAGTTCGCCAAGCTCTACACGGAGATGGCCGAAAAGTACGGGGCCGAGTCCATCCAGCAACTCATGGGGTACGTCGACACCAAGGGCTTCCAAAAGCTCGTCGGGGACGTCAAGCGCGGGATGAAGAAGTCACTCCCCAAGGAGTTGCAGGACGAGTTCGACGCGCAGGCAAAGGAAGCCAAGACGGTCGAGGACCTGTCGAACATCATCCAGCACCTGTTCGCAAAGCACGGTGACACCGTTGGAAAGAGCTACATGGTGTTTACCTACGGGAAGTCAGAGCACATCTACATTCAGGCGGACCAGAAGACAAAAAAGGCGCTCGACAAGATTCTCGCCTACTGCCGAAAAGCAGATTTGGACATCAACGAGGTGGTAGGGCCAGAGCTTCAGAAACTGGGAACGTCCCTGCTTCGAGAGCTTGCTGCCGCCGAGAAGACAGCAGACGCTGTTGAAAAAGCCGAATCGAAGAAGGGTGGGAAGGCCGTAATCAACGATGAGTTCTGAAGGTTGCTAGGCCGGGGTCGGTGAAGTACCGTGTTCTCGCTTCGGCCGCCTCAGTGGCCGACATTCACAGGAGAACACACATGTCGCTGTCCACCATGACAAACCGTGCGCGCCAGCTCATGTCTGAGCAGATGGCCGCACCGAAGAAGCGCTCTGGCGGGGCGAAGGATGCAAAGCCCTCGGAAGACATTCCTGGGGACTGCCTCAAGGCCGCCAACCTCATCAAGGCTTCGATGGAGCACGGAGACGACTTCCAGTCGGCGGTGCAGAAGCTGGCCGAGTACGCGGAGACCCTCGCCAAGGCCACTGAGGCCATTCATGCCAAGCAGGCGGCTGTGGACCTCGCCAGTCGGGCCGTCGAGTTCGAGAAGTACCTCAAGTCGGCCAAGACGGCGGAGGGCGGCACCGAGGACTCCGCGATGGAGATGAAGCGTGCCGTGGACAAACTCTACGCGCCCTTCGCCGAGGCCCGCCAGACGGCCTACGGCCTTGCTGCTGCGTGGGGCATCGACGTCGCCGGGCACAGTGCGGGGAAGTCCAAGAAGTCTTCTGACGTGAAGTCGATGTCCGAAGGAGAGCTGGTCAGCGGGATTGACTGGGCCGCAAAGAACCTCGTCACCAACATCAAAGACTTCCTTGAGAAGGGCGCGAAGGCCCAGAAGATGCTGCGCGAGGCCGCCAAGAAGCTCGGCCTTGAGAAGGGCGAACTGACTCAGAGCGAGAAGCAGGCCATCATCAACGCTTGCCTCGACTTCAAGATGTCTGCAGACCCGCTCTACGGCCGGACTCGCGGAATCGCTCGCCGCGCCGAGGAGATTCTCGCCCGTGCTCGCGAGCTGGAGAAGTACGAGGCCAAGGCGAAGCGGCTCAAGATTGAGTTTGCCTTCGACGACGACCCTGAAATCGGCGAGATGGAATTCATCTAAACCCGTCGTCGGAGTCACGGCATGGCGACGCGCGGACTCAAGGACAGCGACGCACTTGTGTCGCTGTCTTCCGTTTTTGAGCTGACAGAGGCTTCGGCTTACCGAATCACCAAGGACTACGTCTTCGCATTCCGAAAGAGCAAGACGGGCTCCGGGGTGGTGCCGGTGCGCATCAAGCACGCCAACATCCCGAAGCACTGGGACAACCTCACCGACCCGCCGCAAGACTCCCCGCTGGCAAACACTGTCATCGGGAAAATACCACCACACTACAAGGCACCATCAGACCTGGTGCTGAAGGACAAGACCAAGAAGTTGGCCGACGTCATGTCTGACACCGGGTCTGCCGGGCCGTTTCACGTGCTTCTCCGAAGGGACGTCGGGGGGCTTATGTTCAAGGCACCTCCGAAGAAGGCGAAGTTCAAAGCCGAGGCGCAGGAGGTGTCCAAGAAACTCGGGTACGAAGACGGCTCAATTCAAGCCTCTGCCGTCTTCTTCTTGATGAAGCACGGAAATGATGCGGAGGCCGTAGAGGCCCTGGCTGGTGGAACGGACGACGATGACGCACTGGAGAAGGCCATCGAAGTCGTCGAGGGCGTCATCTTCGACTTGAAGAAGAAGCCCGGCTTCGTCAGCACCGAGGATGGCACGGGTGATGACGATGGCGTCACCTTTGTCGCTTTCAGCCCGGCGGCTTACGCACCAAGCGCGCCCACGACTCTTCCAACGCAGCCGCCGCAACCAACCCAACCTCCCCAGCCGCCCGTCGGAGAGCCGCCGCCGGTTGCTTCACCTCCAGAGCCCGCCAAAACCGTCCATCAGGACAATGCAGCCGGGCTGGGAAATCTCAGCATCCCTCCGCTTTCGACGCTTCAGGATGCGGGAGATGCCAAGGGGCTCCTCAAGGGCTACCACGAGAAGCGGTTTCTCAAGGATGGTGCTGGAAACAAGTACCTATTCAAGCCTTCTACATCGGTGCAGGCTTACGCCGGGCAGGCATACGCAACACTCGCCAACAAAGTGCTGGACCATACGGTCCCCGTCGCCGCTGGAACTGTCCCAGGACTCGGGTTTGGCTCAGTGCAGCCGATGGTGCCAGGCGTCACCGGCTCCCTGGTCGACATCCCGCTGGACACGCTGACCGACTCCCAACTCAGCACCTTGATGAAGGAGCGGGTGCTGGATTGGGCGCTGTCCAGTCACGATGCCAAGGCCGCCAACTTCATGCGGACTGCGGACGGCAAAATCGTCGGCATCGACAAGGAGCAGGCCCTCAAGTTCATCGGGTCGGACTCGCTGGAGACTGACTACAAGCCGAACCCAACGAAGCAGCTCTACAGCGACTTGTTCGACTTGTACCGCAAGAAGAAGCTGAACCTGAGCGCCGAGAACATCGGCGCGATGCAGACTGCCATCGAGAAAGTTGAGGCCATCCCAGACGAGGAGTGGGTTGCGACTCTCTCGGACTACATCGGTGCGCTTCCGAAGAGCGAGCAGGACGCCAAGAGGGCCGCCATCCTGCAACGCAAGAAGAACCTCCGCGCGGACTTCGAGAAGTTTCTGACGAAACTCATGCGCGAGCGCGGAGACATCGGACCTACCGCGTCTTTCGAGTTCCAGAAGCCCGAAACAACTCCAGTGCAGACGGTCGGTGCGAAAGGGAAGACGAAGAAAAAGAAGAAGCCGGAGTCCATCGGCGGCGACGTTCCGGCCTTTGGAAGCATCCTCTCACCCGTTTCAATCCCTCCGCTGGAATCGCTGACGACGAAGAAGGAGAAGGTTCCTGGCGCCACTGGACAGAGCTACTTCTTCTACGGACCAACCGGCGAGAAGTACGTAGTCAAGAAGGCCGTCAACAGGAACAACCCGAACAAGGAGGAGCCGTACCGGGCTGCCGTACAGGAAATCTTCTCGCAGGTTTCCTCATTCGTGCGTCCCGGCAAGAGCCTTCCTGTCGGACAAATTCCTGAAGGGTGGGAGGGAGCCAGGGCAACAATTCAGCCGTGGATTGAGGGTGCAAAGCCAATAGGGAAGGGTACAGACCCGAATTCCCTGAAGCCGTCAGAGAAGCAGGACATTGCCGAAGAACACCTGCTGGACTGGCTCCTCTCCCAGCACGATACGCACGGCGACAACCTCCTTCGCCGTCCAGACGGGGCCATTGTCTCAATCGACAAGGAACAGGGCTTCAAATACTTCCTCGGAACGTTTACGACGCCGGACGGCGTGACGCAGAAGGAAGTCCTGTCCACGGACTTTCATCCGAACGCTGCCTACGGGGAGGACGAGGCGTATTACAACAAGTTCTGGCGCGCGTTTGCAGAGGGCTCGCTCGACTTCGACCCGACTACCATGCGGGATGCCCTGAAGCGCATCGAGAGCATCTCCGATAGCGACTACACGAAGCTCCTCTCCAAGTACGTGGAGGTGGCTTCATTCAGGGACGACCCGAAGAAGGTGGCAGAGTTCATCTCCAAGGCGTTGGAGCGCAAGAACAACATTCGCTCTGACTTCGAGAAATTCATCACCGGGCTCTACAAGAAGCGCACGAAGACTGACGGCACCTTCTCCTTCGACACGGGTTGGGTTGCGACCGGGACAACCCCCAAGCAGGCGGACACCCCCAAGTCAGCAGCGGCAGCAGAGCCGAAGAAGAACAAGAAGAAGAAGAAGGATTCAGGGGACGCCATCAGCCCGCTGAGCGGGGCTGCGGCAGCATTTCGGCCAGATGGGGATGACTCCGAGGCGGCGAAGGAGGCTGTCTCTGCGGTACTGGGAAGCATCTTTCCGTCAGAGGGCGCACCCACAAACCCGGCGGAAAGCAAGGCCTGGGAGAAGCTCGCGGCCGATGTGAAAACGCTGAACGCGATTTCCGGGACGCTCAACGCGCTGTTCCTGAAGCCTGCGAGCGCCGTCATGGAAGCGCTCACCGAGGCGGCCAAAGAGGCGCACCCGGATTCTCCGATTCTCCAGCAGGCAGCAATCCAGTCTGCCCTGAATCGACGCAACGCAGCGAAGCGCCTTGTGGAGAAGAAACTCACTCAGCTTCTTGAAGCCAACGAGGGCAAAAAGGGGAAGTTCACCTTCGGCTCCGGGTGGGTTGCTTTCGGAGAGAAGCCGCCGCCCATCATCCAGAAGAGCCAGAAGACGGCAGCCCAGATTGCTTCTTTGCTTGGAATCGACATCAGGCCGGATTTTTCGGGAGACGCCTCCAAGGTTGCCGCGTTGATTCGCGGCGCAGACTGGGAGAGCAAGAAGGCCAAGTTCGAGGAGGAGACTGGGCTGAAGCCAGATGGCGACGTCAAGCAGAAGCCGTCGTCCGCACATGGCGTGAAGGTCTACATCCCGTACAACAAGTCAGCGTTCAACTCGGTGTCGAAGGAGGTAGTCACCGTCATCGAGCAACCCGCTGCTGGGGAAACAACACCCCCGTCGCCGAAGTCGCCTGAATACTTCCCGACTCACGAACCTGCGGTGCCTGTTACGACCAGCTTTGAAGACTTAGCTGGAGACCTCTCCGGGATGAAACTCGGGGAGGCCGGGAAATTCTTTCCAAGCGACGGGACTGGCGTGGAAAACAACAACATCAACGTCAGGAAGTTCAAAGACCCGGCCACAGGGAAGGTCAAGCATCTCGTCACATTCAAGTTGCGCCCGGAGCTATGGGCCGGGCTTGCGTCGAACCACTCCGGGGTCAAGACGGAATACAGTTTCCCGAAGGGAAAGTTCGACGCCGAGTCCGACATGCTGAATGCAGTAGGTCGGTCCGAAGAATTCGATCTCCAGTGTATTCGGGCTTCAGATGGGGAAAGCACCATCTATTACTCGTCAGACAGCAAGTTCGACCCGAACAAGGTCAGCAACGTTACAGCAGGTATTTCTGCGTCCGACTGGGGATTCATGGGCTCGGTGATTGCCGAGGTCGAGCTTGCGCAGGGAGAGTCATTGGCCGACAAGCTCAAGACACTGGCCAACAAGCTCCAGCCTGGACTCGGTGACAAGGCTTTCCGCGCGCCCACGAAGGACGAGGAGGAAATCTCACGGCTGGCTCGCATCGTATGGGCATACGCGCCACAAATTGCGCGGACCATGAAGCCGGAAGACTTTACGCTGGCGAATCTTGAGCAACTGGCGAAGACGCACGCCCCGAAGGACGTCATCAAAAACACCGTGGCTACGGAGGTGTTCCCCGGGTACAGGAGCTACGTCGCTCCGGGACGATGGAAGTCGAAGGACATGCTGCTGAAAGACGGTACGCCAAAAGTTCGTTTCATGCTCACGTCGTCTTCTACTCCGGCGAACATCGTGAAGAATCTTGCCTTTGGCCCAGGACCCATCTGTCAGACCGAACGACTTGCGTCTGGGGTGGGGCTTGGAAACGGACAGTCAATGTCGGCCGACCGAAAAAGCGGCGGTTCCGAGCAGTCCATGTGGAGACTCATTACCGCCTCAAAATCAAAAAATTCGCTCACGTCTGGAATCATCTCAGGAAACGTGTCTGGACCGTACAGATATTTGATTCCACCCGACGAGCTAGACCGACTCGACGCAATTCACTACGGCGGAGATGCGTTCGGAAATATGAGCGGGCAAGGCAACGGCGCGGAGCTTTGGCTGGACAGACAGCCGCTGGAGAACGCCGTGTCGAAAGAACAAAACTCTCCGAAGCCAAGCTCCGAGGTGGACTTCCGCAAAGGCGTTTCGTCCAAGCGCGTGCTTCGCGTCCTGTGTTCGACTGAAGCCCAGAGAAAGGCCGTTCTCGACGAAGCAAAAAAACAGGGCGTGACGGAATTCAACGGAATCCCAGTTGAGGACTTCGTCGTGGCGGTTGGAAATCGCTCGATGGAGGACATCTACCAGGAATTCGTCAAGCCGATGGGGTACTGACGTGGCTACCGCACCAGACAGGTTTGTTGTTTACCGAGTCGTCAGGACAGAGCCAGGAGTCGCTATCCCTTCAAGGGGTGTTGCTCTGAATGTAGTGCGCGATGGCGGGCGACTGTCTTGGACGGCAAACGGCGACGAGTTTCTGGACTGGACAGAGACAGGGAAGATTCGTCTTCTGGATGCGAGGCACTTCTGGCTCGTTCGAGACGATGGGGTGAGGTACTCGTTTTTCCCGTTGACGCTTGCGGAGTTGAAAACCACAGACGCAGAATTGGCGCAAGCCAACAAACTGGAGACGGACTTCGACGTGCAACGCTGGTTTGCTCGTGCCGCAACGGAGTCTGACCCAAGGCTTCGACAGTACGAGGTTGACTTCGCCGAGGCCGCAGGAACATTCAGCGACGAGACGCCTGAAGAGTTGATGGAGGGTGTCGTCGAGGAGCGAGGAAAGCCAGCCCCGCTCTGGTCCGTGCGCAAGTGGTGCTTCGGCGCAGGTGGAGACGACTGCTACTTCTTCCAGAAGGTGTCAGAGAGCCCTCCAAAGTGGATTCGACTTCCTTCCCCACGGGGAGGCTCCAGCGAGGACTGGAAAGACTCGGACCCGTCGCTTCCGAAAAACAGCGCGGACCTGCACTCGGTTATTGGCCCTGACGGCAAGAGAGAATTCACCCCAGAGCGGAAGAGACTTCACGCTGAAATCCTGTCTTCCATCTTCTCAGGAAAGCAGAAGGGGAATCCGCCGGTAGCCGTGTTTGTCATGGGCCCACCAGCGTCCGGCAAGAGTAGCACGCAGCGGCAGCGCTCCGAGATGACTCGGGATGCAGTGGCGTACATCGACCCTGACGAGATTCGCGCGCAACTCCCTGAGTTTCAGGAGGCCGTCAGGCAGAAGGTGCGAAACGCCGGCTCTATCTCCTACGAGGAGACGCAACTCATCAACAACATGGCCGTCGAGAGAGCCATGAACGAAGGTTACGACTTCGTCATGGACGCCGCAGGCGGCACTTCAGACAAGGGAATCGCGTGGTTCAAGCGCACCATGCAGGCCCTGAAGGAGAAGGGGTACGAAGTCCGCGTTTTCATGCACCAGACGGAAGATGTGGACAAACTGCTGATTCGGAACGAAGACCGTGGCATTCGGACAGGAAGATTTGTGCCTCCAGAGATGATTGAGGCGGCCCACAAGTCTCTTCCAAGACTCTTCAAGGAGTACGAGCCCCTCGTCGATGAGCTTCGCGTGTACGATACGAGCGGAATCGACGACGACCCACCATCTAGGCCGGTGGAGGTCTTTGTGTCGTCCAAGAGGCAAGGCCGAGAAGTCAAGGACATGGAGTTTATGTCCTCTGTCTTTGGGGTTACAGAGTCCTCGGTGGACATGAAAAAGAAGCTGGACATGAGCCCAGACGCGCTGGCGCGTCGATTCGTTGACGACCTCGTGGCCGATGCGGAACACGTCCGCACGTCGCCACCAATTACAAGCCCAGGGCAAGGTGTCGTCTGGAAGCCGTTCGAGCCGATGGAGACGCCAAGCAACTGGAAGCTCGAAGCGCAGGCAGAGGCCCCAGAGGTGATTCTTCCTCGAAGCGTGAAGCTCGTAGACGGTGTGTTTTACGAGCAAGGCGCTGGAGGCGAGTGGGAACGCGAGGCCCAGGCGGGGACGCAACGCACCGTGACGTTCGAGTCGTCTGGAAGCGCCGTGTACGAGAAGCACCCTGACGGACACTGGTTCCGCGTAGGGTAGAACCTCGTTCCATCAGTTACATACGGTGAATGGACCGTATGGTCCTCGGAGGGCGCGTGCTCGGGTATGTCTACGTCACAAATCCACAAGACCTTGGCGCTATTGCAGTCGAGATTGAAGGCGCGGAGGCCATCGCACTGGACTTGGAAACAGCGAATCCAGCCGGAGGGCCGTCCAGCGACCCATTCACTGGGAGAATTCGCATCGTCTCAATAAACACGGGTCGAAGAAACTACGTCATCGACCTGTACCACGTGCGCGACCTTGGTCCTGTGTCGGGGGCTCTGCGCAGTACGAAGGCCGTCGTTGTCGGACAGAATCTCAAGTACGACCAGAAGTGGCTTCTCTGGCACTACGGGATTGAATTCTCAAATGTCTTCGACACGTACCGGGCCAGCAACCTGCTGTACGCAGGACTCAAGGAGAAGCACGACCTCTGGTCCATCTACAAGCGCGAGCTTCGAGAGCTTCCGAGGACCCCAGATTTGTCGGCCTCAGACTGGAATGCCCCGACGCTTTCGCGCGACCAGCTCGACTACGCCGCCGACGACACGGACCGCCTGCTTCGACTTCGAGCCGTCCTGAAGAAGCGCATCATCCAAGAAGGACTGGCAAAAGTAGCATCCATCGAGTTTCAGGCCGTGCTTCCAGAGTCAGTCATCGAACTGAACGGACTTCGACTTGACCAGCAGCTCTGGTTGGAGAGAACCAAGCGAGACGAGGCACGAGCGCGGGCGCTTGCGGCACTTCTTGTTCGAGAACTTCCGAACCCCGTTCGACAGGGAGCCTTCAGCTTCGTATCGAGCGAGTTCAACCTCGACTCCAACGAACAGATGCTCACGTCGCTTCGGATGCTTGGTGTCAAGCAGCGCGTGCAACTGGAAGCAGGTGGAAGCAGAGTCCTGCCGCTACAAGACACGACAGAATCCACGATGGCGATGCTGGCAGACAAGTGGCCAATTCTGCACAAAGTTATCGAGTACCGTGGATATTCCAAGAACGTCAGCGCGTTTGGAGCTGGCTTTCTCAAGAACATCCATCAGAAGACCGGGAGGGTCCACTGTTCCTACCACCCGTATACCGACTCGGGAAGGTACGCTTGTCGTCAGCCAAACCTTCAACAGATTCCGCGCTCTGAGGAGTTTCGCTCCTGCTTCCGCGTCGAGGACGGCCGCGCGTTGGCCATTTCAGACTGGAGCAACATCGAGATGCGGCTTGCCGCAGAAATCAGCGGCGACAAGAAACTCATCGAAGTCTTCAACAACGATAGAGACGCGCACCGAGCAACGGCAAGCATTATGACGGGCAAGCCGGAGGACAAGGTCACGAAGGAGGAGCGGCAACAAGGGAAGCCCGTCAACTTCGGCTTCATCTACGGAATGTCGGCCGGGACGCTCGTGACCTACGCCAAGCAATCCTACGGAGTCGACATGACGCTCGCCCAGGCCAAGGCATTTCGAGACGCATTCTTCAGGGGGTACTCTGGAATTGCGTCGTGGCATCGGTTCGCGCTGGAGGTGGGCCCCAGGAGAAAGGAGACGCGCACGCTACTCGGTCGGCGAAGACTCATTCCTTTCCAGTACGCACGAAACGAGTTCCTCAACTCCCCCGTTCAAGGAAGCGGCGCGGACGGACTCAAGCGCGCCCTTCGTTGCGTCTACGAGAACCTCAAGCGCCTCAACAACGGCCGCTCTCCGCTGCTGGCCAAGGGCGCGCTGGCCTCGATGGTCCATATGGTCCACGACGAAATCCTCGTCGAGCACATCGAGACGCCAGAAGTCACAGAAGCCGCCCAGAAGGCCCTCCAAAACGGGATGGTGCGCGGGATGGACGGAATTCTCAAGAAAGTGAAGTGCGTGGCAGAGGTAGGCGGAGGAAAGGACTGGTCTGCAAAGTAGCCGTAGCTGTGGTAGATTTGCAGAACGGACGCCTGCCATGCGCGACAAGACGGACGCTAACGACATTCCAACTGTCTCTCGCGCGAGGCGCTTCCAGTACCTGCGAAGCCTCCCATCCTTCAAGGAGGCGCACAGGAAACTTCTGGACGATGGACTTCCCGTCAAGGCAGTAGCAACCTGGCTCCAGCAGGAGCGCGGAGAGGCTCACGATGTTTCCCTAGACGACCTCTGCCAGATGCTGCGCAACTACAGGAGTTCTCGACCAGCGGCCGAACGAGCCAAGGCCGTGGCCCCAAGCGCCGTCAGCGCAGCAAAAGAGCTTGCCCGAGGCATGGACGAGCTTGAGGAGCTTCAGCACCTCTACCGGATGCAGATGGAGCGCATCCAGATTGACTTCAACACCGAAAAGCAAATCAAGAAGCTGCTTCCGACGATGACTCAGGAAATCCGAGTCGCCCGAGAGCTTCTGGCCGAGTCAGCCAAGCTGAAGATGGACCTCGGCATCAAGGAGCGGCACCTTGGTACGGTAGATGTCGAGACGACGCTCCTGACCGACGTAGCGGAGAAGTACGCAGACTCCGAGTCAGTCAAAAAAGTGCTGCAAAGCGGAGACTCACGGCGAAAAGTGCTGGGCCTGGCAGAGCGGCTTCTGGCGATTGCAGACAGGGCCGAGCGCCATCCTGAGGTGGCCGAGCAACTGGAGGCGCTCACCTCGTTCCCGGAAGAGGACGCATCCGACGTGGCGTCTGACGCAGTCACCCCGCCGTCGGAGCCAGAGCCGTGCTCGTAGAAAAAAACGGAAGAACATTCAGCGTCAGAACCGCCGAGGAACTGGACGAGGAACTCCAACGCGAGCTTGCTTCGCTGTCCAAGGAGGAACGGGACGCGCTGGAGGTTGTGCTTCAGGAGTTACAGGCCCAGAAGCGACCGAAGCGCGCACCCGGACAGCGCGTTCAAGTGCAGGGCGCGGGGCTCTACGACGCACTGGCGCTGTCCGAATACAAGCACCAGCCGGTGGACATTCGGACCTTCGTCAAGGACCCGTACTACCTCGGAAACACGTGCGAGACACTGTACCCGAAATACCTTGAAGACCTCATTGAGCTATTCGAGGGTGGGTATACCGAGTGCGTCATCACGGGGGCCATCGGCATCGGGAAGAGCTTCTTCTGTTCCATCGGCCTGTGTCGCATCCTCTACGAAATCTCTTGCCTGAAAGACCCCCACAAGACCTTTGGGCTCGCCAAGGACACCAACATCACGCTGGCCGCCTTCTCGGTGAACGAGGAGCTGGCGACCAAGGTGGTGTTCGAAAACATCAAGACGAAGATTCTGG